CGAATCCAGTCGGGCGCCTGTGCGACATGGGCGCGCGGCATGGGGCGGGTGTGACAATCCGCCCCACCGGACGCGGACTTGCATGCGTCTTCGAATGCCCGCGATGCGGGCGGACGCTCGCCGCATGTCATGTGACCGACAACGGTCGAATCATGTTCGCCTATCGGACTAGAATAAGAACCACGCGCATCGTCGGACTGGCATGCGCAATCATCGGACGAACCCTAGGAAAGGAGCACGAATGCGAGAACCATTCAACACCATCGCATACGGGGCAATCGCCATCATGCTGACCATCATGTTCGCATGGGCATGGTATTGCGAATATGCGAACACGCCGGTGCATTACACGACGATACAGACCGTTGACGAAGGCGGCTTCGAACACGACTGCCTAGTCGCGACCTACAAGAAGGGCATGGCGCTTGACTGCACCCATCCAAACGATTGAAAACCAAGCCCGCTCAATCCAAGAAGAACTCGGACGGCATCTTGCGGCATTGCCAGACGACTTCGACAATCCGAAGACGCTGAAAGCGCGAATGGACTTGCGCAGGGCGTATAATGCTGCTACGGACATCGTGGAACTCGCGATGCGGTTAAGATTGGAAAGACTGGTATGAACTTCAAACGACACTTGAATCAGCGAATCCGCCTAGTGGAAGGAGTTGAACCGGATGCGACCGGTACCGGAATGGGAGGCTCTGAAGGCTCGTCTGGAAGCGCAGCGGCCTCGACACAGCAGAAGCCGGCAATCACCCAAGCCCAGCTCGACGCCATCATCAGCCGAAAGCTCGCCAAGGAACGCGAAAAGCTCGAAGCAGCCCAGAAAGCAGCCGAAGACGCCCGAAAACTAGCCGAGGAAACCGAAGCGCGTGTCAAGGAGGCTCGTGAGAAGGGCATCAGCATCGGCCTGTTGCAGGCGAAACGCAACGCCATCGCAGAACAGTACGGGTTGAGCGCCGACCTGCTGCCCGCCGAGGAAGACAAGCTCGACGCCTTTGAGAAGCAGCTCGCCACGAGCATCAACAGCCGCACGCGCGTCACTCCAGTGACCGTCGAACCGGCGACCAAGACCCCCGAATGGATGGGAGCCGCGCATGCGTGACATCCGAATCCTCAGCATGGTGATGCGCGACGAAAACGTTCCTGCGACCCTCTCAATCATCGACGATGACGTGGTGGTGAACTCACCCGTGGAGTTGGACGAAAACGAGAAGGACAAGCTGGTAAAACGCTTTGCCGAACGCATCCTACAGCTGGGACTCGCGATGCACGACTGGAAGGAAAAGAATTGACCGACGAACTGAAGCCGCTCGCAACCGTCGAAGACACCGAAGCATACCTACGCCATACAGTGCCAGTAGACCTCGTGGACTATGAGGAACGCAAACGCGGAGCCGCATCCAACGTGCTCCGCATGATGTACCGCAACCAAGGCGACGATTTGGACAAGCAGGTCACGGAAGACCCGCTCGTTCGCCAAATGGTCGCCGACATCATCGGCGTCAGCGTCGCACAGGACGTAAGCCGCAAGGAATCCATGTCCGAAAGCGACACCGACCTGAGCGCGTTCAAAACGTTCACCCAAACAGCGGGCGGCTACAGTTTCACCGGCGAATGGCGAGGCAACACGGACGACGTGTTCTTCACCAACAACCAGCTCAAACAGTTGGGCGTCGGACGCGCCACCATAGCGAGGTTCCAACTCTGATGCACTACGGACTCAAAACACACGAAATCACCATCACCACCGGCGACAGTCAACACACGGTCAAAGGCATCGTGACCACGAACACCACAAGCGAAGACACCGGCACGTTCGACAACATGACCGAAGTGGACTCGCTCACCATCCACGTCACCGAACCGGCCACGCCGTCGGAAATCGTCGGCGGCGAACTCGAATACTACGGAAACACCTACCACGTCACATCAATCAAACCGCCGATAGACCCCGAAAACAGGGTGATGTTCAACCCGTTCAAATGGAGTTTCAACGCGAAGCAGGTGCAATACTGATGGCAAGACTCAAAGGCGCAAAAATCATGGTCGCCGCACCGAACGCGGCAACCAACCTCGTGATGCAGTCGGCAGGATTCCAACAGGAGTCACGCCGCGTCGCATCACAAATCATGCCACAGCTGCGAATGGACTCATACAGAGTCAAACCGCCATCCATGACCACATACCGCACGCTCAGCACATTCAAAGGAACCCGCCGAGCCGGAACGGAAATCAAATACTACAAGACGCCACATTCCGGCGACACGCTGAAAGGATTCGGACTGTGAGCAAAGACAATGAAATCGTCAACGACATCATCGACGGACTGTCCCAACGGCTCAACATGCGCGTATACGACAAGTATCCGACCGTGAAGAACACAAGCCAGTATCCGCTCATCATCGTCACACGACAGAACGCGTCCGACATCACCCCATACATCCGACATTTGGACATCGCCATCACCGTGGTGACACGCGAACTCTCAGGCGGAACCGACAACACGCTCAGCGCCGAAATCGGCGACGCGCTCACCGACTGGTACAATCAGAGCCTGTGGGACATCATGGGCGCCCCGCTGCTCAACACCACCGACGTCCAGCCAACCAAAGACGGACGCACATCAACCGTCTACGACTACCAGTTGGAGTACCTGAGTTGAAAACCACGCAGGAGTCGGTCGAAGACCTCATGGAAATCCTCTCACCGGCCGCGAAAAACATCATCACCGACGAACAGGTGCGACAAGCCCAAGCCGCCGCGGCAAGCGGAGACAAGCATCTGGCCGGGAAGGTCTTAGGGGACATCTGGAAGCAGGTCGCGGAAAAATCCGCTGGACTAAGCTTGGAACGGCTCGACTCCGACAGTTTCGGCAAGAAGGTCGGATGGCTCCTAAGCCAACAGCGTTCCGACAAGACAGTCAGGGACTACCTTGCGAAATACAAGCGCGAACTGGCCGTGCAGCCAATGCAAGAGGCGACCGCCAACCTGTTCGCCCTCGACTCGACAACCGAAGTCGTACGCGAATCGGTGGGCGAAACATGCCAATGGTGTCTCGAACGGTGCGGAATATGGCATCCATACGACGCGAACCATTACGGCGTCTGGGCAAGACACGCCGGATGCGACTGCAAAATCTACGTAAGGAACAGCCTCACATGACGCCAACCATCAACAACACCGACCCACAATACGTCGAAAGCCCGACGCGCCGCGCCATCGTGAAAACCGAAATGGTACGATGGTATCGAGAACAGCGACGCCAAATGGCCGAACAGTTAAGGAGGATTTATGGCAGGGAAGACTGAAGAAGCCCTCTCAAGCCGCATGGAACAGGTCAACGGACTCATCGACAAAGCCTACTCGGACATGGAAGAGTACGGGCGGAAAGCCGAAACATCCGACGATGACCGCGAATACTATATGAGCATGGCAAGCAACGCGCAGAGAAACTACGTCAGCTTCATGCAGCTGCTCATGACCATGACCAAAAACTTCGACGAAGCAGTCAAGGTGGACTCACACAAAAGCAAAGCCACCGCCACCAAAACACCAAAAACCACCCTCCAAAAACTCGTAGCGAAAGAAGCGAAACGCTCATGACACTCACCACCGTGGACGAACAGACCATATCCTTCCCATGGATTGAACTCGTCAAAAACGCATACGCCATGCGCGTGCGAGTCACCAACTTCAGCGCGGTCGGCAAACGCAGCTTCACCCGCATCCTCTCCAAGGCGGTCGGCGGCGTCAACTCCTACTTCCTCATGCAGGACGGCGACCCACTCAGCACCGACTACCTCCCATCCGCAGACCTACAGTTGGAAAAGGTCGCCGCAGTAGGATTGGACGGACGCTGCTACGACGAGAACGCAGATGAAATCGACGAAAACCTCCGATGCCTCACCCTCAGCCACGCGCCAGTCACCGACCAAGCCGTGCTATTGGCGCAGCGGGCCATGGTCATCGAAGGACTCATCTCCCAAAACCTCGAACATCTCATGCTGCCCGAACCCGTCGTGGTCGGCACCTCCCCAGACGTGGTAATCAAAACGGACCCGAGCAAGAACCCATCCGATTGGACGAAATTCGACGCCAACGACGACCATGACACCATCGTCCGGCCGGAAGTCAAACGACTCAGCCAATGGGATAACGGACAGCTCAAAACACTCCTGCAAAACACGGTGTTGAGCTTCCAGATGGAAACCGGACTCCCCCCGCAGGACGCGCAGATTCTGGACACGCTCGGCGCGACAACCCAGTCGCTCGTATCCAACAGGGAAAGCTTCGTCAGCCGAATCTACGTCATCAAACAGGATTTGAACGCCATCTTCGAACCGATGGGCATAACCCTCGACTACGAAATCACATTCCCCCAGACCGCACAGGACATCGCATCCATAGGCGACGCCTATGGCAAGGGCGCTGACGCCGACATCCTCAAGAAGTATCAGGTGGTGTGACATGCTGGTGAAGAATCCAAATTGGAGGGCGAACGTACGCCCCACATCCGACGTGGCAATCATGGCCGCCGAGTACGTGAACTGGGGACGCGGAAACGCAATCCTCCCGTTTCAGGTCGAATTTCTCAACAACGCCTTCCAACGCAAGAAGGACGGCACTTGGAAATACAAGCGTGTCGCATTGAACATGCCGCGTCAGAACGGCAAGACCAAAATCCTCACCGCCCCAATCCTCTTCTACCTGTTCGTGCTCGGCCTGAACGTGCTCGTCACCGCGCATGAGCAGATTGCGGCCAACAAAATCATGGAGGATTTGAAAGACGCCATCGATTCGAATCCCGAACTGAAGGCCGAGGTCACGCATTTCAGTACCACCATGGGACGCGAGCGCCTACAGTTGAGAAACGGCGCGTTCGTCCGGTTCCGTTCCCGCAAGAGCGCTTCCGCAGGCATGGGTGGCACGTTCGATTTGGTTATCTTCGACGAGGCGCAGGAACTCCGCTCCGAATACGAGGCGATGATTACCAAGACGTTGAAGACGCGTCGCATGGCGATGATAATCTACACCGGCACGCCGTTCCTCCCCTCGTCCATCGGAGACACGTTCAACGTGTTCCTTGACAACGCCGAAAACGACGACATGGCGTATGCGGTGCGCTACGGCGTCGATGACGAGACGGCGGACATCGAGGACGAGCAGTTGTGGGCGCTCACCAACCCGCTCTATCCGGATGTGATTCCACGTGAGGCGTTCCTCACTGACGTGGCGATAGCCAAACAGGGCGGAGCCGACGGCCTCATCGACTTCCGCATCCAAGACCTCGGCCTGTGGTGGGCGGACAGCATTCCTCCAGCAATCCCGATGGACTTGTGGGACAGCGCATACTCCGACCTCCAACATGACCGTGACACGCTTGTCTACGCGCTCACCTTCGACCCGACCACGAGCACGCTCGCCCTGTCCGTGGCCGCCAACACCGAAGAAGTGACGGTCGGCTCGCAGCATTACGACAAGTGGGCGTACATCATCGGCGAAATCGTGGACGAACGCCCCACCACCGAATCATGGCAGTGGGTCACTGACGAATTGAAGACGCGCCCACGCAAGACCACGCTCATTTTGGACGCTGGCGGCTTGAACAATCCGATAAGGGACATGCTGCCACGCGGGTTGAACGTCATTCAATTGACCGGCACCGAGTTCCTCGCCTCGCAGCAGGGATTTCTTGACCTGCTGAACGAGGGACGGTTCAAACATACGAACAACCCGCAATTGACCGCCGAAGTGCAGAACGCGCAGAAGCTCAAATCCGGTTCGGATGACCAGTGGAAGTTCGCGCCGATACGCAAGACCGAAACCACGGCCGGTTTGAAGGGCGTCAGTATCGCCGCATGGTATCGCGGCGTCAACCGTCCGAAGGAACGCAAGGTCAGGGAGGTGATTGCCTGATGGGCAAGGATACGGGACTCTACCATCGGAATCGCGCCATCCTACGCGAACGCACCAAACGGACGGGAGCGCCCTGCTATTATTGCGGAGAACCGTTCTACTGGGGTCGTAACACGGCGCACCCGCTGGCGTTCACCGCAGACCATGTGATACCGCGTGCCGCTGGCGGAAGTGACAGGATGGACAATCTCGTTCCCGCGCACATGCAGTGCAATCGCGCCAAGTCTGACCATATAGCAAGTCCGGCGACACGCCGAACGCGAACTGCGACGAGAAGGTGGTAGAATAAATACCGTTACGCAGCAATGTGTAGCTCCTCTCTTGTGATTCTGGTTTGCACGCACCCCGTTTGACGAAAGTCAGACGGGGTGTTATGCTATGTCTTGGAGATGGTCGGCAGACGATTAGAGCAGCTTCGTCCACCATGCCAAGACCGACCGTCTCCCCAAAAATGTACTGACTTGAACCGCCCGGCACAGTCGTTAAACAATGCAAGGGTATACCCGCTGGAGACAGTGGGGTCGAGGCGCACACAGCCGGAAACAATCGTGGTAGAGGCCGAGTCGGGGCCGCAATGCAGAAGGCCGACACCATCCACCTCAACCACGAAAGGCAGTCATGTCCCTAGCGACAATCGAACTGAAGCCGGGCTTCGTTGACCGCAAGCTGATTTCCAACCAGCCCGCGGCCGGAGCCATCGCAAGGATTTCCAACAGCACTCCAATCGACCTCATCGGCACGCAGATGCAGACCATCGACTTCTCCGGCGAAATGGGCATCTTCGGCGAAGGTGCCACCGGCGAAACCGACGCCGAAAAGAAGAAGAAGTCAAACGACGCCACCAACGGTGTCGTGACCATCAACCCAATCACCTTCTACATCAGCTACCGTTTCCCGAAGAAGTTCCTTCAGCTGTTCGGCGTTGACGGCGCCTACAATCCGACCGACGCCACCTTCCGCGCCGGTTCTCCGCAGACCATGCTTCAGAGCATCCTCGCGCAGCCGTATCAGGCCGGAATCCTCGACCAGTACCGCACGTATGTGAACCGTGCAATCAGTCGCGCCCTCGACTTCGCACCCATCTTCGGCGTCAACCCGGCTACCAAGGCCGCGTCCACCGTCGCACGCACCAACGGATACGTGCTCAGTCAGGCCGGAAACATCAACTACACTCCGGGCACCGGAGCGGAAGCCGCCACCGCGTTCAAACAGGCCGTGCGACAGGTCGCCGCACAGGGCGACGCGTCCGCGCAGGGCGTCACCACCTCCGCATACTTGGCCGCCATCGGCGATGGCCTCACCACCATTGGCACGCCTACCCAGTATGCGGCCGACGTTCCGCTCATCGGCAACATGGTCAACCTTGGCGGCGTCACCCTCGCAGCCTCCAATACCGTGTCCGACACTGCTGCGGCCACCGGCTCCGGCCAGCTGACCAAGAAGGTGCTCGATGCGGTCGTCGGCGACTTCGCCAACCGTTTCGTCTGGGGCGCTATCCCGCTGTCCGGTATTGAAGTGTTCGACTCCGGCAACCCGGATAATTCCGCCGAAGGCGACTTGGGCGCGGTCAACAAGGTGATGCTCCGCACCGAAGTCGCAATCGGCTGGGGCTTCATCGGCGGAACCAGCAAGTTCTACGCCATCACCCACGCCACCGCGTGACACTATTCGCACACATGGGCGGCGGCGACGCCGCCCATCCACTGATTGAACGCTAACAACGAAAGGAATTGAGATGGGCGCAAAGCAGTCTTCCGCAAATGTGACATTCTCGAAGCCGGGTACTAGTGCCAACAAGTCCGGCTATATTTGGGTCGCCCCACTGGGCACCACAATCCCAACCGACGCCACCACCGAACTGGACGCCGCGTTCGTCGGCCTTGGATACCTGTCCGAAGACGGTCTGACCGAACCGGCATCCCTCTCCGCGGGTGACGATATTGTGGCCGCCGGCGGCGATACGGTCGCACAGGCTGACCCGACCTTCTCCAAGACGTGGACTGGCACGTGCATCGAAGCCCTGAACGAAGACCTACTTAAGGTCGCATACGGCTCCGCCAACGTGACGGTCGAACAGGCATCCTCGTCAAAGGATGGCTCTATCACCGTCAAGGAGCAGGCCAGTGAACTGGAGCATCACGTCATCGTCATCGATGAAATGCTGAAGGGCGGACGCAAGCGCCGCAACGTGATGGCCGACGCTACCTTCCTCATCACCGGCGACATCAGCCATGTGCATACGGCTCTCGTGAACTTCGAGTTCACCATCAACGCCTATCCGACCGCCACCCAGCCCGCTCAGACCCAGTACATCACCATCCCAAAAGCGTAAGCTCTCCGAATCCGACGCTGACAGTCACCGTATCCGACAGTACGGTGGCTGACGGCGGGGCGATGTGGGTTGTCGGAGACTGGGGACAAGATTCGCCATGGTCGCGCACTACCGGAGTGAAGATGGTCAAGGGTGATGATGATGATGTCTATACTGGCGAACTTTCCATTCCGAAGGGCACCAAGTTCGACGTCAAGATTCTGAAGTCCACGGTTTCCACGACAAGTGGCGGTGATAATACTTGGTCTGCGGTCAGGTACGCCAGCACTCTGAACACGCCTGCATCGCATGATTTCGGAGAGTTCACCGACAATCTGATTCCCAACGGCAACTTCGACGAAGGGCAGGTGAAATGGACACCGGCTGAAGCAATTGTAGCCAATAACAAAGCCAACAGTGCCCCAAATGTATTGCGTGTCGGAGGCAGTACAAATATTATCTCATGTTCTTCTGACATATTCACCATTCCACCGGGTCAGACATTGCGCCTCAGCGGGTATTTGCTTACCAATCATCCACCTGTTAGAGGTGGTGTCGTGATGAAGATTGTCACCCCTCAACAGCAAACGCTGTTTGAATGTGACGTTGAAGGTGGAGGCAATGGCACGTTCCGTCAGTTCAGCAAGACATTCAAGAGCATGGATGTTCCAATGGAATGTCGGATTACACTGTCGAATACAAATGTTGGCGAATGGTGGCTATCTGCAATCTTCGACACACTCTCGCTTGTCAGCCCGTAATGTGATGACAGGATACGCACCCCACGTCAAGACATACCATCAGGTAATGCCCTTGGCGTGGGGTATTATTATATAGACAAACGACGAAAGGAAAACCAATGGCAAAACGCAAGCCCACCATCACCGCAGAAGACTTCAACGACAATTGGGGCGACGCCTACGCGAAACTCCTCCGCAACCGCAAATTCCAACAGGCCATCCACTCCGAAAAAGTCGAAGACGGCGTGGAAACCATCTGGCTCGTAGACAAGCTCATGCGCGGCGTGTTGAAGGAAAACAAGTACGAAGCGGTCATGGCAGCATTCGACGACGATGTGCTCGACGCATGGGAATACCTCTCGGGAAAATTGCCAGCGCTTTTGGATTCACAGTCGAAAGACTGACCTACGCGATAAACCCAGACCAGTGGGACAGCCAAATCTTGGCCGACTTCGCAAGCCAATACGGCAGTCCAAGAAACTACACCATCATAGAGAGAGCCAAACTCATAGGCACGTTCGGAGCGACGGCACGACTCTTGGATATCATCCAACAGTCAACGCTCGCCCCCTACTCCGGCAAGGGCAGGAAGCCGAAAAGCGTATTGCCGGAAAACCGGAAGAACACCAAGAAGGAGGATTACGAACTCGATTCGATGAACACTGAAGACATCAACAAGGCGTTGGGTCTTCACCGAAAGGAACAATAGATGGCGAAGGGCAGCATCGCGACCGCATGGATACAAGTACTTCCATCGTTGGAAGGCTTGCATTCCGCACTTGTCAAGGCAAGCAAGGGCGCGGTGCTCACCCCCGCCATCAAACCCAAACTGGCATCCGGCACAAGCCGACTCTTCACTTCGAACGGCTTGGGCATGTCCAAACTGTTCTCCGGCTCGTTCAACAAGAGCCTCAACCTGCAAGGCGGCGTGAAAAACGCGCTCAACAGCGTGTTCGCCTCCTTTAGTTCAAGCGGACGGCGTTCCGCCAACGCCTTCGGCAACGGCTTCGCAAACCTCGACCTCAACAAGTATCTGAACACCGCAGCCGCCATCGCCGCCGTGGCATCGGTCGGCAAAGCCGTCAAAACCGTCACGTCCGACATCATCGAAATGGGCAACCAGTGGGGTCGGACCACCGCCATGCTGAAAAACGCGGTAGGCACCACCGGAAACTACACAAGCTCGCTCGAAACATCGCTGAAATACGCAAACGAGGTCGGCGTCACCACTGACGATTTCATCCAGTCGGCGGCACGTCTTCGCACGCTCGCGCCGGAAGTCGTGACCAATTACGGTGACGCGGCGAAATTCACCAAACTGCTCGACATGAACATGGTCAGCACCGGCGCGTCCACTCAGGAAGCGTCCAGCGCCATGCGGCAGATTACCCAAGCATTGGGCAAGGGCATCGTCAACGGCGACGAGTTGAACTCCATCATGGAGAACTCGCCGCAAATCGCACGAATGCTCGCCAAGCATCTCAACGCTTCCGTAGGCGACCTGAAACAGTTGGGCAAGGAAGGCAAAATCAGCGGCCAAGACCTCTACGATACGGTGCTTGAAAACGCTGACGCCATCGAAAAGCAGTTCTACGCCATGCCCGTTACGGCAGACCGCGCATGGAACAGCATCAAGAACACGGTCGGCGCAAGGTCGGCGGAAGCGGCGACCGCATTATCCACTAACCTCGGCAAAGCGTTGACCGCCATCTCCGGTTCAGGCATGGCGGACACGTTCGGCGAAATGCTCGCAGGATTCGTGCCATTGTCGAACGCGGCCACTAAGTTGGCGACGACGTTCGTCAACCAGCTTGCGCCAGCCGTCAACAATGCGTTCAACGTGCAGCAGGTCGAACGGCTCCTCGCCCCGTTGACTAACCTCATCAGCCTGAACTCGCAGAACGTCAACCTGCTATCCTCCTTGGTCGATATGCTGAACACGGCGGGCGTCATCGGCGCCACCGCGTTCACCCTCATGGTCGCCACTAACGACCGGTTCGCATCCCGCATCCCGTTCATCGGACGCGCGCTGGTCGGCGTGAAGGGCACGCTCATCAAGCTTGGTTCCAGCTTCACTGACGTGTTCGGAGCGGCTGTGTCCGCATCGTCCGCGGTCATCGACAAGCTCGCGTCCATAGCCGACGCAATGTCGAAAACGCTGTCCGAATCAACTAAAGCGCAGAACGCGCTCGGCAAGTTCAACGTCGCGTTCGAAGACTTGGAGACGTACGCGTTCAGCTTCGGCGAGAAAGGCGCTGAAGGCTTCGAACTCATCCAGCAGGCCGCGACCAACCTGCGGAATGGTGTTGGACGGGCGTCCGACAATGTGAAGCTGCTTCAAACCGGTTTGAACGCGATGGGAGCCGACGCGGAAGCGCTTCCCGAAGCGTTCCTCAAAGCGTTCGAAACGCTCGGCAAGGAAGTGGATTCCGCCGCACGGAAGAAGGCTCCATCCCTCATCCAAGCGTTCCGTAACATTCGTGCCGCAGCCGACACCATCGTCGTGGATTCGGACATCTACCGTTCGTTGGACACGGCCGGACAGAGCGCGGACATCTACCGTGACAAGCTCACGCAGGTGGGACGCGAGTTCAAGGAGCTTACCGGCTTCAAGATTCCCGACATGTTCCTCCCGTTGGTTGGTTCGGCCGTGTCCGCGTCCGACAGCATCATGCAGACGTTCGGCAACCTGAAGGCCGGATTGTCCAACTATGCCGCGAATACGGCTCAGCAGTGGGCGCCGGTCAAGGAGATTCTCACCGAAGCCTTCTCGAACGCCGCAGCATCCGTCAAAACGAAGATGGAAGCCATGCGTGCCGCCGTCGAATCCGGCGTGCTCTCCATGGTCGAGAACGTGAAGAGCTGGGCGTCCGAGTTCAAGACGGCGTTCAATGAGATGTTGGACACGACCAGCATCAGCAACACCATGTCAAAGCTCGGGTCTGTGGTGGGCAATGGGCTTTCCACGGTCAAGGGCGCGCTCAAGTCGTTTGGTTCCGAAGTGGCTTCCACGTTGTCTGAGCCGTTCGACGGTCTTGCTGAAAAGATTTTCGGCTCGTTCAAGGGGCAGAATCCGTTCGCGCCGTTGACGTCAGCAGCTAAGACTGTGAGCGCCGGACTGTCCGCCACGGTCGGCGGCGCCGTGTCGCGTCTTGCCGGACGGTTCAGCCCGTTGGCGTCCGCTGGAAAGGCAGCCTTCGCCACCATCGGCTCCGCCGCGTTGAAGGTGTCTTCCGGCGCGTTGAAGGGCTTCGGTGTGGCCGTGAATGGAGTCGGCGCGGCAATCGGCAAGATTGGCGGCATCGCATCCCAGCTGGGCGTGACCGGCGCGATATTCACCGGCTTGACGACCGGATTCCAGACGCTGTTCAAGCTCGACCCCTCACAGATGGTTGGCAAGTTCGACGAATGGCAGAAAAGCCTCGACAACACGCTTACCGGCATCCAGACGAAACTGCCCGCCATGGCGAGCGCGTTCGCCTCTGCTCTCCCGCAGATGGTGTCGAGCGTCACCGCGGCACTGCCGGGCATCGCCAATGCGCTCATGAGCGTCGGGCAGACGCTCGCACCCGCGTTGATGACGATACTGCCGCAAGTCACCAAAGCGTTCTCCGACGTGTTCGACCAGCTGCCCGGCTTCATCGCCACGTACGGGCAGCCGATGCTGGAAGCGTTTGGCAGCTTGTTCGCCACGCTCGCGGGTCAGATTCCGTCGCTTATGACCTCGCTTGGACATGCGTTGATTACCGGCGTTCAGGTCGCGTTCAGCGCCATAAGCGACAATAGCGCGGCCATCGCCGGATTCATCAGCGGGTTCGGCGCGTCCTTGGCTTCCGGCATTCAGACGTTGGGCGCAACTGTTGTGGCCGCGCTTCCGTCCATCGGACAGAGCATCGCCACCGCGTTGCCGACGCTGATTCCGGCGTTGATGTCCGCCATCACCAGCGTGATAACCTCATTGGCCGCCGCATTGCCGGGCATCGCCGTTGCCATCATCAACCAGCTGCCAGCAATCATCGGTGGGTTGGCGACCGGCATCGTCAACGGTCTGCCGACATTGATTAGCGCCTTCATCAGCGTTGCGACCAGCATCGCCGCGAACTTCCCGCGCATTTTCATGGCCGTCGCGCTCGCTGTTCCTGCGATTATCGGGAACATCGCCAGACCGTTCGCCGGATTGGGTGGCCGTATTCTCGGCTTTATCAGAGGCATTCCGGGCCAAATCATTGGCCTGTTCGCCGGTGCCGGCTCGTGGCTGGTCGATTCCGGTGCCGCGTTGATGAACGGTTTCAAACAGGGTATCGTCAACGCGGTCGAAAGCGTGAAAAGCGCGGTGAAGGGCGCGTTGCAGAAGGTGCGAGACTTCTTCCCGTTCTCTCCTGCTAAGGTCGGCCCGTTCTCCGGCTCCGGCTATACCAGCGTGTCCGGCGAGCATCTTATGCGCGACTTCGGCAAGGCCATCGGCGCCCAAGGAGCGTTCGTACGCGGTCAGGTAGATGGCGTGCTCGGCTCCTTGGATTTCGACCAGATTGACGCGGCCAATCTTGGCATGGTGTCGACTCCGCGGCTTAAAGACTATACTGGAATGGTGTCGGCTGGCGACCAGCGGTATGCTGGCGGCGTACACATCGACAATGTGGTTGCTAGCCCGTTGAGCGACGTGGAACTCGTGGCCCGCCGATTCGGATACGCTTTGAACAATGAGATGATTGGAAGTGTCAGACCTTGAGCACGATAACCGTCACCGTGGGTGACATCACGCTTTACGGCGACGCCGGACACGAGTTCACATTGGTGTCCATGAGCGGTTTCGACGATTTGCCGTCAGCCAAGACCGAACAGGATGCTTGGGCTAGGGCTGACGGCAACGCCATTCCCGGCACGACGTATTATGATGGGCGCACCATCACCATCAACGGATACTATGCGACCAGTACGGTCGAAGACACCGACGAGATGATGCGCCGTCTCCGCGGCATGGCCGGACGTTTGGTTCCAGTCACCGTGCGGAAGGGCGCTGGCGTCGCATTGTCGTGTGATGCGGAACTCAGGTCGATGACCGTGGACGAATACCGGTATCGTGGGAAGGCCGCGTTCCAGATTGGATTGCTCGCGCCATCACCATACTTGTATGGGCCATTGCGCTCGCAGACGGTAGGCGTGCCGACAGACGGCGAAGGCATCACTGACCCGCTGCTTGACCCATTGTCGGAAGGCGAGGTCGGCAATCCGGGACGAGTCGCTATCACCGGAAGCGGTTTCGCACCAACGCATCTTGTCGTGAAAATCAGAGGCGGACTATCCGAAGGCGTGCGCATCCACTGCATCGAAACCGGCGAAGCGGTCGAATTTCACCGTCAAATCAACCCCGACGAGACGATGGTGTTCGATTTCGACGATGAGCGTGTGCTGTTCCAGAACCAGTCTGATTTGAGCATGTTCTTGACTGAAGAGAACTGGTTCCGTCCTTCTGGCGATGCGACGATACAGTTCACGCCGTTGGGCGTGCAGTCGGGCGAGCCGACGATGACGGTCGAATGGAAGGAGGCTTGGCGGTGAAAATCTATCTCGCAGACCTGCTGACCGGACGTCGCATCATCCCCCTGCCGCACACTTCGGCGGAGTGGGAGATGAAACTGAACGACACCGACTCGCTCACCGTCAAAGTGCCCATCTACGCTTCGACGGACGATACGCGCGTTCAATATATCGCGAACGATGCGCGACTGTTGGATTTGAGGAACACCGCGGCCATCGGCAAGACCGTTATGGTCGCGGAGGATGATGGGCTGACGGTCGGCGGAGTGCTCATGCGCCGTGACTATGACGCCGATACTGGTATTCTCACCTTGGTCGCTTCAGGCATGTGGACGTATTTTGACCATAGGACGATTCTTCCGGCGAAGGCGATGGGGAAAAGCCTCATCAAGTCGGATGGTTCGCCAGACCCCCAATACGACACGCACTACAAGAACGTCACGTGGAACACGGTCGCACGCAATCTCGTCGAACAGGCGATGAACTGGCCCCACAGCAACGTGCCGGTCGTGTTGGAGGCCGCGGAGACCGGCAAGTCCGAAGCGAACTATCAGGCCGTAGACCTCAACTATGTTGGCGAGGTGCTGACGAACATCACGAACTATCAGAACGGCTGCGACATCGGCTTCTTCCCAGCGCGCACGGCTGACGGATTGGGGTATGAGTGGCATATGAAGACCGGCCATCCGCTGCTTGGCGGCGAAACCCACTATTTTAGCGCGTCCGCCATGCAGCCGGGCATCGCGTCCTTGTCGGCCACGGATGATGGCGACAAGCTCGCCTCATTGCAATGGTTCACGTCCGGCAAGTCGGATGATAGGACGCTCGTCGTGTCGGCCTACACGGACATTCTGGAAAAGGTGGGAGCGCCGATTTGGGAGAGCGTGGATTCCAGCCATTCGACCGTGAAACTACAGAACACGCTTCAGGCGTATGCGAACGAGGCGGCCGCCGTCTACTGGCAGCCAGTATCGTCCACTGAGGCGAAAGTGCATCGCGGATACCTGCATTCGGTGAATCAGACGCTCGCCAACTATACGGTCGGCGATTATGTCAGGTTCACTACGAAGGGTGACTGGTATTATGTGGATGGCGCGCATACGCGGCGCATCACCGGAATCAAAGCCGATGAAAGCTCGAATTGGATTACGTTCACCCTTGGTGACGTGTTTGACGGCGTGAAAGTGACGGTGGAATAATGGAAATCGTAGTACATCAAGGCGAATCGGCGGACGGCACCCCATTGGCCGCCGATGACGTTCTCGACGTGAAGAATCCGGCTCAGGCAACCAACAAGCTCGTATCCACGCTGAACGAGTATGGTCGGCGCTTGCGCGAATTGGAAAAGCCCTCAGGCTCGCAGTTGACTCAGGCGATTCAGAAAGTGTTGGACATCAGCACGAACATCGACAACACGGTGGCCGCATCCATCAACAGAAATTCCTATGACCGTGCGACCATCGACCAGAAGTGCAATGCTTGGAATTGGGGAGTATTGTCTCCCGACCGTGGTGGCACGAATACGACGAACGCCTACAATAACCTGTTCACGGTCGGCCCATGGCGTGCGGTGTGGGCGTTGTCTGACGGCACGATGGGCACATCACAGTCCAGTCGCAAGGTTAAACAGGATTTCCTCAAGCCTGAAATCACGTTGGAGCAGATGCGTGCCGTGGATTGGACGCTCTACCGTTTCATCGACGATGTGAATCTGAACGGCGATAGCGCGACAATCCATGTCGGCATGATTGCCGAAGACTTGGATGACAACGGTTTGGGGCAGTTCGTTGAGTATAATGATGATTACGAGCCGTGCGGCATCAACTATCCGATGCTGGGCGTGTGGGCGATACATGAGGCCCATCTTGCCCATGACCGTATCGACCGGCTTGAGGAACGTTTGAAAGCGTTGGAAGGAAAGATTGATAATGGCATTGAGGAATAGTGTCTTCGCAGTGTCCGGGAAGGCGTCGTTTATGGATGCGCGCCGTGACATGAGCGGCCTGTTCGTTTGCGATAAGACCACGATGCTGCCGATTGCTGGCATTCTCGACCGTTCGCAGGACAATCTCGTCACCGGCAACAGTGATTCCATGAGTGTGACGGTGCATCCGTTCAACGCCGTGCTGAACCGTTATGGAGCATTGCTTATCCAGAATGATGGAAACGTGAACGTGCCGTTGAATGCGGCCCCGTCCGCTAACTCGCGTATCGACGTAGTGTATGTGAAACAGCATGAGACGCGCTCGCCAATGTCGGATAGTTCGGACGTTCCGACGTTCGGCGTGGTGAATGGCACGGCTGCCGCCGTGCCGGTCGCACCGGCTGTTCCGGATGGCGCTTTGGCTTTGGCTCAGGTGTTGCTTCCTGCTGGCGTGTCGAACACGGCCGCAGCTGGCGTGGTCATCACGCAGACGTATATCGGTGCGGCGATGAAGGGTGACATGCTGAGAGTGCAGACTTCCGCCCAGCGTGACGCTCTGACCGAAGTGCCCGAAGGCACGTTGCTGCATAATGTGGCCGATGGTTGCGATTATGTCAGAAAAGGCGGTAAGTGGCGTGGATGGAACATGCCTTGGACTGACATTCATTTAGGTGCGAATCAAGCACACATGTGGGCTTCTAACGGTGTTGGGTACATCGACCTGCTGACTACGGACATCAATCTGACAGGCTGGGGTTCGGCGGTGAGTGTTGGGCAAGTAAGTAACAGCGCATTCTATCCGGTAATCGACGAAGGGTTCTACGCGTCCACGAGAGACAATTATCTTCCGACCACGGTGAGTGTTAGAGGCGGAGGAGCCGTAAGGATTGAATATGCCGGCGGCCCGACCGGAAATCGTGTCGTTTCCACCATTTTCTCGTATAATATCGGCTAGTTCCACCAATCCCCATGCACTGCCATCCTCCGGTCACATCGGAGTGATGGCATTCGTGTTTTTGCCTGCCGTTGGGGATTTCTGACATAATCTCAACCATTGGATAGAATGGTGCCATATGAGCACTGACATCATCGTCGCCCTAGTGACCGGATTATGTGCCATCGTGGTCGCAGCGGTCACTTGGGCGCAAAACAGACGCGGCGACCTGAGTGAAGCCTACAGGCGACTCTCGGAAGCCCAATTGAACATGCAGCAGGAAATCGACCGGCAGGACGAGAAGCTTGCCGAGTTCATTCAGGAACGCGACCAGCTCCGCTATCAGGACGATTTGAAAACCTCCTACATTCGGGCGATAGGACATTGGCTGGGCGAACTCTGCAACGTTCTCGACCCGGAGTTTCTTGAACGGTATCCGAAGCCAAGACTTCCCGACGGGCTAAGGAGTACAATAGAACCGTTGGAAAGCGACAGCAGTAAGGAGCAGAATATTGTTCACTAGGGATTTTTGGGTTGACACGTTGGAGCGTGCAATCCGCACCGCATGTCAGGCGGCATTGTCGGCTGGCGTGGTCGGCGGTGTCGGCCTGTTTCAGGTCGATTGGCTGAACGTGGCTGGCATTGCCTTGGTTGCGGCCATCGCCAGTGTGTTGACGTGCGTTGCATCTTCAGGCAAGACTGATGCCATCAGTCCGGCTTCGCTCGCCACCCCATCAAAGAATCTGGTGACGGGCAAGCATATTGCAAGCAATGAAACGGAGGTTTCTGAATGAGGTTTGTAGACATCAGCAATTGGAAAGCTGACGTTGACGTTTCCAAGATTGACGCCGATGGCGTCGTGGTGCAGTGCACTTGGGGTGCCGGAGAGTTGACGACCGACAATGGCATCGTCGAATCCGTGTGGACTGGCGCCGACGCGAAGATTCAGGCCGCTGCCAAACGTGGCCTTGCAGTCGGATATATGCATTACATTCGTGGCGTGAACGCTTCCGAGGAGGCGTATTTCTTCGCCAAGAGCACCGAAGGCTATCTGAAGAAGTTCGTGCCGTGCGTTGACTGGGAGCAGGCCGACAATGCCGCTTGGGGCGACCGCGCATATCTGGACGAGTTTCTATACCAGTATATTCGACTGACCGGTGTGAAGCCGCTCGTGTATGCGCAGCGTTCCGAAATCCCGTTCATCAAGGACATTGCCATCAAGCATGATTGCGGTATTTGGGAGGCGTGTTACGCTTCCATGGATGCGGTCGGCTGGCAGGATGCCGATTCGATTTGGTCGTATGTGGCGTATCCGATGCGCCAGTACACGTCCAACGGTCATATCGGCGGCTATGCCGGTTCGCTTGATTTGGATTATTTCGCTGGCGATAAGGCCGCTTGGGATAAGTATGCTGGCGTGGGTGCGAACACTCCGGTGAATCCGGCTCCGGTGCCGGTGGTTTCCCCGGCTCCGACTGTGGTCGCTACCACGTATGAGGTCTCGGTGGACGAGTTGAACGTGCGTACCGAACCGTCTCTGAAGGGGCAGGTTGTAGCCAGTTACGGTCGCGGCGAGAAGGTCGTGTTGGACGGTTGGGGCGCTTATGCTGACGGCTTCCTGTGGGGTCGTTATATCGGCGCCTCTTCGGGCCAGCCGAGGTATGTCGCAATCGGCACCGATTCCGGCAGCGAATGGTATTTGACAATGTGTCGTTAGCCTGATACAATGAGGGCTGTTGGAAGTTTTTCCAGCAGCCCTCCTTTGGTTTCTCCCCAGCCCCCGCACGGTTCATGCGGGGGCTTCTCTTTTAGTCATACAACCATATGCAAGCCACTATCGCTAGGGCAGCTACAGCAACATATGCGATGAAGATGCGGTTACTCCATGCGTCGCAAACCATCATGATGGCCGCGACGAGTCCAAGCAGGATGGTGGTGCAGATGATGAGTTTCAGGATTTCCATATCAGAGCTTCTCGCTTTTCTTGCTCAATCGCCACCGCGCAATCTCCAACATTTCGTACAGTATCCGTTGAGCAGGTACATTTCTTTCGTGGTGAGTTTTTTTAGGCAATGCTTGCATAGCGTCGGGTCGAGGTGGGCTAGTCCTCTAATAAGACTCATCGGGATACTCCAATCCTTCCTGTCCGTCTTCGTCCGTCAACGCCGAATCGATTTCCTGCTTGCAGGTTTCGCACAGCATTTCGGGATACCATTCCTCTAATGTCATCTCACGCCCGCAGTCGAGGCATTGTCTTGGTGATTTCATGTCACACCTCCACCGCTGGCTGTGGCGCCTTCTGGTTCTGATAGTGGCCGACCATGCCGTAGGGCTTCACCGAGGCGGCGTTCAAGTATTCGAATGATACCTGTCCGATTCGCATGCCGGGCGTCAGCATGATTGGGAAACTGTTTTCGTTCTTCAGTTCGACGGTGATGGTTCCGATGAATCCTGCGTCGATGAATCCTGCGGTCACGTGCGTGCAGAGTCCGAGTCGACCAAGGCTGCTTTTCCCGTCGAACCGTGCCATCATGTTGTCCGGGAGGCTGATTTTCTCCACGGTGGCGCCTAGGACGAACTGTCCGGGCTGTAGCATGTAGTGTCCGTCGATTTTGACGGTTTCTATGTGGACGCCGTGCAGCGTATGGTCGCCGCCGTCCGCGTAACCGTCTTTTGTGTCCATGGTGTAGATGGCGATGGTGTCCTGCAAGGTCACGTCATACGAGTTGGGGTTCAACTGTTTTTCCGTGTATGGCAGGATGAGGTCCTGATGGTCCACGCACTGTTCGATGGTGATGTCGTTCAGCATTTTTCTTTCTCCTTACTTGTCGCAAAGGCGCTGCAACAGTTCCTCGTCGCTTATCGGTTTGATTTCATACAGGTACATTGCGCATGCGGATGGGTTTTCCATCTTCGCTTCTGCTGGGAACCGTTCTTTGAGTTCCTGCACGGTCGTGTCGGTCAGCTTGGCGAACATGCTCCATGTCCAAGGGCTGGCCTCATAGTCGCCGAACGGGGTTTCCGAGAGGATGATGGCGTTGCCGACGTGTACTCCGGTGGGGGCGTCGGAGAATACGAAGGCCACAGTCTCGTATGGCGATTGGGTTTCGCGGAGGATGAAGCTTGTCTCCCCGGATTCTATCTTCCGCCATTCCTCACGGCCTACTGTTAGTCGCGTCACATTGCGGTTGTCACTAGTCATTGTTCTTCCTTTCCTGCATGAACGCGAGCGCCATTGCGAGGTAGGCGATTGCGTCCAAATACGAGTCTTCTTTACTGTGGTCGTATTTGATGCGTTCGATTTTCAGTTCGGCCATCATGATGGCGACATCCACTTCCGCATCGTCACAGTCGAACCATCGTTTGGAAATGTTCTGGAACATGATGCGCGGATTGCCATATTCTTCGGCCTTCTCACCGTTGAGCATGTTTTCCACATGGTAGAGGTTGTCGGCGATGCGCGTGTAGATGCTTGGCTCAATGTTTTCGAGCGCGTTTTCCACGGTCGGCGGCTCCGGTGGGTCGAGGATTATGTCGCTCAGGGTTTTCGCCGCTTTGGTGGGAATCGCCTTGTTCACGTCTTCCATCACCTCATCCCAGTTGTTTTTCCTTGATGATGTCATCGAGTGTCTTCCTTCCTTCTATCACGTCCATGACCTTGCGGTTCCATGGCGTGTCCGGCACGAGTATGCGCTGCCGTCCCTGATAGGGGCTGCCGCGTCGTACCAGTCTCCTGTTCGCCTGCTCCCAGTCGGCGTATGTCCATGGCAGGTCGAGCCATATCTGGTCTTTTATGAGACGCTGCAGGCCATCAACGCCGGTGCCCATGGATTGCGGGTTGGCGACTATGAGCCGGTATTTCTCCCGTTCTTGGTCGGTCATGGCGAGGAATGTCTTCGCATCGGTGCATGGCGTCCAAGTACGGTAGATTTCGTCTCTTACCGCTTTGAACCGCGTCCATACGAGCAGTGGTGTATGGTCTTCGCGTCTCTTGGCTTCATCGTATACCGTTTCGAGTTTGGACACGCCGAACCAGTAGGATTCTCCCCGGTCTTCGACCTTGTAGGCGAAGCCGTCATCGAGTTGGGCGAGTTTGACGGCGGCGGCGCTCGCGCTTGCCGCGTACACGTCTTCGGCCAATTGGTGGGTGTTCGTCCACTGTTCCAGCGCCATGTCCTCCTGTTCGTTTTTCGGCGATGGGAGCCATTCGACTTGCGGCAGGGGGTTGCCGCCGCGTCGGATGTCCAATACGAGCTTTTGCAGTTGTCGGCACGCTTCCTCTACCATGGGCTTGGAATACGTGTATTTGACCACTGTGCGCCCTTGCACGCTCATCGTGTATGGTTTACCGTATCGCATCCTGAAAGCCCCTAGAGTGCGCCAAGAATCGCCTAATAGGGCTATCCTGTCCTTGGCGTGCGGGTACATGACCACGGTCTGCCCGTACAGGTCTTCCAAATCCTTTGGAGCGGGCGTGCCGGTCAGCATCAGCACATCCTTGGCGAGGTCGCTGATGCCTTTCACGACTTTGGAACGTCCGCTCCTAGGATTCTTCACCATATGGCTTTCATCCACGATGAGACTGAAACCGTCCGGCACTTCTCCCAGCTTTGCGGCCATGTTGTAGGACACCACGAGGAAACGATAGTCTTCCGACCAACCATGCTTGCGGTAGTCGTCGATGGTCAACGCCTTGCCGTGCGACCATTGGCCGATTTGCGGCAACCACGCGGTCTTCACGACGCTTGCCGGACAGATGACGAGGATATGCTCCGCACCGTCCAGCAAATCCATGCTGCGTTTCGTCTTGCCTGTTCCGGCCTCGTCGAAAATGAAAGCCCTCACTGCGTCTCCTTCCCATGCTTGGCTTCCCATGCGGCTATGCGCTCGCGTCCTTCAGGCGTTTTACGCCATCTGCGCCAAGTCTGATAGCAGACGCCATGTTCGGCCTTGAATTTCTCCTGCCATTTGCGGCATGCGTCCCGGCTTTCCTCACGATGCTGTTTCCTGTATCGCACCCAATAGTCGAGCATTTTCTCGTGGTTCTCGTTTATCCACTTCTTTTTCAGCTTCCGCTTATGCTCAGCCTTTTCGGGCGTCATGTCGGCGTAGCGGGTGACGGTCTTCTTTTTTCTGGCGGGCGGCATGGGCTTGGGCTGGCGCATCTCCTCGATGTCAGCCCAAGCTTCGCCGTCAAGCCATTCGGATACGCTATTCTTCATCATGTCCACCGGAATGGTTGATGAGGTCGATGATGCCTTTGACCATGCCGATGATGATAAGGATGGCCGCCGTGGTTCCAAGCACGGACAGGAGGATGGCGAGCATGTACAGGCAGTCCATCATCAGCTCACGCATTTCTCTTCTCCTTCACCACGCTGAGGCGGGTGGTCGTCGATGTTTTTTTGAATGGGGTCAGGTCGGCCGGATGTTGGCTGAAATACGCTTTGTAGTCGGTGGTGGTGCGCGTGGTTTCCGCCAGTCTTGCGACATGCCCATCGCAGTATACTCGTTCGCCGGGGTGTTCGCCCAGCCATGTGGTAATTTTTTCCTTCAGCATGTCGTACCGGTCTTTTGCCTCCAACAGTTCGGCCAACAGCTGCCATCCGTCATCGTCCACGTCCGTGGGCTGTTCCGCACGCTCGTATTCCGTCGCATACCGTTCCAACGCGCCAACATCCATCACGTCTGGGACGATTACGATGTCGAGTGTTTTCTTGATTCGTTCGGTGATGTATTCGGAGTCCAAAGTCTCCCAAGACGGGGGGCGTTGCGCGTAGATGATTTCCGCATACTCCGTATCCATCATGCGGGCTTCTATCTGCGCTTGAGCCGAATATTGATTGTGCTGTTCGGTGGTGAGGAACGCGTAGGATGGTTTGCTTCCCGTCTTCACTTCGACGGTGTGCAGGATTCCCCCATAGTCACGGTATGCGGCGTCAAGCGAGACGTGTATGCGCCCGTCCGTGTAGAAACTGTTGTCATACCATGCGAGCTGTCCGTTCTCCAACTTTTCGACCGGAGTGTTCTTGGCGACGATGGTGAGCTGTAGGTGTTCCGCGTAAAGTTTGACGAGCATTGGCTCCCAAATGCTGCCGAACCGCAATGCCGACTGTACGGCCGGAATGTCCGGCGGTGGGGATGGTAGTTGTCCGGTGGCGATGAAATGCGCGAGACTGGACGCGCCTATCGTTTCCTCACGAGCTTTGAGCCATGTTTCACGGTCTTTGAATACCTTGTATGTCAGAGTGTTTTCGTCCATCTCATTTTTCCTTCCGAATCGACGATGAGGATGTAGTGATACATGTTCGTCAAATCAACCCAGTTTTTGTAAAACAGCAGGGTGTCAACGGCTTTCCTGCCGTAGAGGAGCATGACGTTCGCATTATGTTCGGCGAGCGCTTTGAGTTCGCGGCATTGGTCGGGGCTTGGCCTTCCTACCGTGCGTTTCAGTTCGATGAACCACACGTTGCCGAGTGTGTCTACGGCGGTCACGTCGGGGAATCCGTTGCGTGAGCGTCCTTCGGTTTTCTGCACGTACCATCCTTGCTGTTCCAATATTCTGATGAGACGGTTCTGGATGGCCGACTCCAATGGTTCCGGTCTGTGGTTATTCAGTTTCGGCATCGGTGTCCTCCTTGATGCGTACCGCGCTGACCCATACCGCGTATGTTCCGTCCGGCTTCCGTCGTGTGACCGCAGCGTAATCGACGTTTGGTTCCGTCCATGATGTGAGATGTTTGCGGATATGGTGGGCGGTGGAGTTCGCGGTGGTGCGTTTCTTGTATGAGCGGTATTCGGCCCATTTGCCTAGATTGTGTTTGAGTGCCGTGTTGAACGCGGTGCTTTCCCGACTATTAGCCGGGGGGGTGGTTAGGAATTTCGTCATTTGTTCTCCTTCGGTTTGAAATATGCGGGCATGATTGATTTCGGCAGGATTCTGCCTTCACGCTCCAACCGTTTCGCATGTGGGAACAGCCAGCCGCGGGACACTCCCAGTGCCTTCGCGGCTTGGCTGATGTTCATGCAGGTGGTGAGCGCGTCAATCATGTCTTCGTCACTGTAGTGGATTGGCGCGTTCATGGCTGGTTAGAACTCCGGTTCCGGTTCCCCGGCGCCCTCGTCGTCGATGGTCTGCTGCGTGTATACGCCGAACTTGTGGGGGGCGGGGGTGTTGTTCTTTTCGATTCGCAGCAGCTGCACGCCGGTCAGGAAGTAGGCGAGTCGGCCTTCCTTCGTGCTGCCGATTTTGAACGCGACGTTGGCGAGCGTGCCGTCGCCCGGCTCTTCGGTCAGTTCGACATCGTTGGCGTTTTGGTCAACGATGCTGGGCTTCCACTTGGACGATAGATTGACGAGCCACTTGCCACGCTGAGGCTGGGTTCCATCCTTGAGGGTGATTAAATCGCCGTCCTTGTATCGCAGGTTGTCGCCGTTGGCTCGAACGCCCAACTGTTTGGCTGACGCGACGAGTTCCTTATGCACGTCTCCGTTCTTCGGGAACGCGAGCTGCAGTTGGTAGTTCGGTTCGATTCCGCGCTGTTTCGCCGCGTCGGACTGGTATTTGTCCTTGATGTGAACGAATCGGATTTCGCCTACAGCTTCGATTTCGAGCATGTTGTTTGCCATTGTTTTTCCTTTCGGTTTTTAGTCGAATTCTTCCGTGAGTGAGGGGCGGGGGAGGGGGGCGGCTGTTTTTCCGTCGTCGTCCAACACTGTGGTGAGTCCAAGCAGGTGGATTAGCCCGTAACGCCTGTAGTAGGTTTCGAAGCTACCCACTTGCTGGGCCGCGGCCGCCGGATACGTGTAGCTACTGCTGACCGCCTCGCCATGCTTCACCATGTCCATGAGGTTTTCACACTCATGCGCGGACTCGTAGACGGCTACGGTCAGAGTGTTGTAGACGGTTGGCATATCCGTGTCGGCGCCGACTATCTCGCTTGAGCAGACGGCCGTCCAGCCTAAGCCATGTTCCATCATGCTGTTCTTGACGAGCTGCCAAACGTTGTCCAGCGTGGCGTACTTGTACCCGTATCCTTCGGTGGTGCGTTTCACTGCTTCGACCGACTGTTGCACTGCCGCGATTCGGCTTAGCACGTCATATCGTTTATCGTTCGCCATTGTTCCTCCTTTTTTCGAGTTCGTTTTCGATAAGCGTTTCGTCTATGGCGAGCCGGTACGCGCGTTCCACTATGTCGTCGTAGTCGCGCTGGGTGTGGGGGGTGTGTTCATGGATTGCGAGTTCGGCTATGACTGCTAGGTTTTCGTTTGTCGGGTTCGACTTGTACGCGTCTATGCGACTCTGCCATACGTCGTGTCGTCCTTGCAACCATGCTTCAAGCGCACACTGATAGTCTTTGGCTGTGTATGGGGCCGCGGTATCAAACACGATTATGTCGCTCACCACGTCGATTCCCGCGTTGAGCGCCCTATCAGATAGACACGTCAAGCATGTTTCGACTCTATCGGGAAAGTATTCCGACGGTTTCATTGTTTTACCTCATTTCTTTGGTTTCATTGTTTATTATATCAGGGCGTGTCTCACGACACGCCCGAAAAATTCATCAAACGCGCCAAAACATGTTGGAAACCCATACGCCATGCGAGTATTCAACCGGCTCGCCCTCAAGCCATTTCAAACAGCCATGGGGGGTAATAAGCGCTACAAGTCCCTGACCTTTGAACACGGTGTTGTCGTATCCGCTCTCAATCCACGCGTCAACCATGTTGCGGGAGTCTGACGCGTATGGCCCTACCGTGTAGTCGTGTGCAATGCCGTTATGTGCGACATAACCCCTATCCGTATGGAACGGATGGCAGTTGCGCGGTTCCACAGCGCCATGCGTGGCGAAACGGAAATGCATCAGGCACGGGGCGCGCTTTAGACTATCCCAATGACTGTAAACGAAGCCAACCACTTTCAGCGGGTCAACGTTTTTGAACACCCTCAAGCGTTCGCCATCCCACCAACTGACACCACCCCCGTCCGGGTTCGCCTCACTCATGGCTAGAATATCTCCCGGTTCCGGCATTGCGCCGGGTACTGCTGTTACAATGACACACATTGTTGTTTTTCCTCTTTCCTTAATGGTGGGGGGCTGGACGTTCCAGCCCCCGAAAATTGATATTTTCAGTCGTTGGCGCGCGTGGTGGCGAGATACTTGCGGATATGCGCGTAGCGTGCGTTCAGTTCGGGGCGTCCCGCACGTTTGTACAGGCGCAACGCGGTACGTTCCAACGATTCCACAGTCGGATTGCCGTGGGACGCGCGTGCGGCACGGCTACGGACGATGTTCTTGACCACCCGCACTGCCGTCTCGCCATGACGGTTCACACATTCGTGACCGCTCCAAACGTCTCCACCACTGTACGCGTGGTACAGGTGGAAAGAGTCGAGACTGATGGGCTCGACGTGAGCAATAGTCATGACGGTAGCCATCCGCACGTAGTGATGCAATGGGCGTAGGTTGCGCGACGGGAGCGCGTAGCAGAGTTCCGGGGCCGACAAACGTTCCTCTACGAGCTTGCGGCCACGCTCGCGACGTTCTTCATGCCTACGGTATTCAAGTGTGGCGAGACGCGTGTCGCCATGACTGTGACGTGCGATACGTGAAGCCCCCACGTTGGCTTTGACGTTACGACGGATTTCTGCCGCTCGCTTCTGACGTTCGTGCTCCTCTTCAGCTTTCCGTGCGGCCTTGACGCGACGTGCGGCGGCGAGTCGTTCGTCGAGCGTGCGACGGGGTGTATCGGTCACGTTGTCGGCCATGCACGAAGAGTACTTCTCGATGAGGCTCGCAGTAACCGTGCCGCGGGGGTGCTTCTCGAAAAACCGCCACATGGCGCGTATCCACTTGACCGCCGGGATGAGCTCATTGGCGGTACCCTCATACCAACAGTCGAACGTGCGCAGTTCGATGGTGTCCGCGTGCTCATCGTTGACTGCCGTGTGCTTACCGGTATACTCGCCATGGGTGAGCGAGCACCAATAGTCGTCGTCGATGTGGCGCATGTTGAGCAGTCGGCATTGTGCCGCGTCCAGTCCGCGTAGCGCCCAATACCAACGGCTTGCGCATTGGTTTGGCGTGCGCGCCACGTGGATATGACCCCCCGCGTTCTCGCCCCACTCTGGAATATCCTCTACAATCCGTTGCAATGCGGGCAGTTTGGACATGTTGAGGATATTGGATTGTAGTTCAACCCCGTTCCGCTCTAGTGACGCGTCCTTGTTCCAACCGGCAATGATGTCAGAGTCTGCCACGTTTTCCACGAAGTCGTCGGATAGTTCGGACTCAAGTTCAATTTCGACACCAAACGTGAATTGGTCCCCGTTCCCGAACGCGTACGGGTAGACGTAAGAGGGTTCCTTGGCGTCCATGAACGCTTCGGCACCCCGATGTCGCGGGCAATAGTAGCCGTCGTACGTCATGCTTCCCCCGCAGTAGTCGCACAGTACCGCGTCGCAGTCGAAGACGTCACAGCAATAATACTCGCCCCTATCCGTGTCAATCGGCGTGCCGCATTGCGCGCACCACTCGGCTTCGTCGTCGAAGTCGCCAACGTTGTAGATGCGGCGCATTCCATCACCATTGTTGAAACGCACGTAGAACTCGTCGCCTATTGCCACGCATTGCGCGTCGCCGTCGGGCCATTTGTCGCAATACGCCTTGTACAGGCGTTGCGCTTGACCGTCGCGCTCAATCCATTCAGCATACGGTTCGTTGCCCATGATTGTGATTCTTTCAGCCATTGTAATCACTGCTCCTTAATGGAATGGCCTATAATATTTTGTGCCCTTGCGGGACTCGCACCCGCAAGTATGCTGTTAGGGCTAGTCGGTCAATGCGGCTATTATGTTCATCGTTTCGGCGTCCGTCGCGCCCTCACGGGTTATCGCAGTCACGGTTGGTGTGTCGATATAGACGATGTAGTCGGCGAGCGGCACCAATCGTACTGTAATGTCGCCCTTGGTTGCCGTGATGTTGCCGTTGCGGGGGGGTGTCAGCTCGTACCCGCGTGCCGTCATCTGATTGATGAATGTTGCCTTTTCCATTGTTACCTCCTTGGTTGATACCTTTAATATATCACGACGGTATATCGTTGTCAATGTCGACGTGTCGTATTGGCGGCGGGGGGGGGGTTACATCTTGTGCATGACATAAAGGTTGCGGTAACGGGTAACGTCGCCGTTGTCTACCGTCTTTCCGCCATAGACCTTATCTCTTAGCCAATCGAGATGGATGCCGCGGAAAACCGAATCAGTCTGCGCTAAGAACTCTTTAACATGCCTTAATGTTGTGGCGCTTAGCACGTCCATATTGACGGCCACATCGTAAATCGCCGGATACGTGCCGATTGACGTAATCGGCTTGACGGCACATACCGTGGTGCTGTATGACTTAAGCGCGTAGCTCATGCCGTCGCGTCCAGCGTCCCACATCTCAACTATGGCCTTGTGATAAAAAGACTGTTGGGCAGTGTTCAGTGGTTGCAACTCGTAGCTTCCAACGTAACGCATTACTATCACCTCTTGTGTAGTGGTTTGTTTGATGGCTCTATCATATCAAGTGTTAACTAATGGGTCAAGTCGGCGTGTCGCAAATTGTTGCAACGGATGACCCCCCCCCCTAATGGATACCCCCTAATGACCCCCCTAATGAATACCCCCTAATGACCCCCCCCTAATGAATACCCCCTAATGACCC